AGGTACAGGCTCTCTGTGGAAAACGCCATCAAGGGATTGAGACTCTACAGATACGCCAGATCCAAGAAGTACTCGCAGACGATGTCTGCAAGGTACGCCATTGTCTGCATGGAAAGAAATTGGCACAACGGCGGAACGATCGATCTCATACCGAGGTCTAAGCTTCACGGCAAGCCTCGGTGGATGACCACCACGCGCATAGACACCTCTAAGAAGAGGTTCATTCGTTTGCTGCGTGCCACCTTCAGGTACAACGTCACATGGAAGGATCTTGACTCTGGAACAGACCCGTGGAAGTGGATCAAGAAAGGATACAAAGATTCTCCCACTAGGACCTACCAACTCGCTCTGAGGGCCGTACAGAATGTGCGGACCATCTACGGTTCTAAGATACAGTTTCTTAGTAGAAACAGTCAACGGCTTTCACAGGCCAAGATCGATGAGACTCTGTTGTGGCGGTTCTTCTTTTACGCTGATATTCGCAAAGAGTGGTTGAAGTGCCGCAGAGGACGAGACCTTTTCGTACTCTGGCCCTTTAACATTCCTGAGGCCATTTCTGAGGCTGACGGCACTAGAGCCACGATGTGGTACGTCGTTAGTCCCAACGAGATCTCCGCCAGGGCTTATGGCATTCAGGAGGGAATGCTGAGACATATTCTGCACTACCGTCAACTGACAGAGTACATCAAGCGGTGGCGTGACTGGTTCAGGGCCGAGGATCGGTTGAACATCACTGATGAGATCTACATCTTTCTGCACTGTAGTGAACACTGGAGTGTTGACGGTGGATGCGGTGTATACCCAGAGTATCAGATCGATCAATCTATGCACCCTGAGTGTCTGCTGAGGATTTGCAGACAGTTCAACGAAGCCTATCACCGGCGAGAAGGGGCTTGGCAGCGGAGGGCTCCTGCACGACCACAACCCAAGCCAGAGGACACATACATTCACCACGAGCGATTCAAGGAGTACAAATACAAAGACTACACACTAAGACCGATCATGACCTATGGTCGTCTGAAGATGGTCGGTGAGTCATTACATAACTGTGCCGCCACCTACCACTACCCGATCGTTGATAAAGAGAGTGTGCTGGTAGAGATGGCGGACGCAGACGACAAGCCCATCGCCCTCGGGCAATGGAAACTGCAACACGAAAATGGAACCGGTCAGTGGATGCAGATCTCCAAGACCTGCAACAAGAGACCTGACAAGTTCATGAGCGAAGCGTTTAAGGGTTACGAACAACAACTGATGACATGGGTTGAAGGAGTGAAGTGATGGAGTTCACCTACGAACTGGTTGTGGATGACGAAGTGCGCGGCATCATGAAGATCGTGGTAAACCCGATCGGGGCTGGCATCACCATTGACGGTGACGTACAAGCTCGGCTCGTGGAGAACCAACCGCCGCAGCAGATGGAAATGCCGCCGGTCCTCCAACAGAGGATGAGGCCCCCGAGATTGCGGTAGCCCCCCTATTGCAATGGGTGCGCCGCTAGGGTACAATGTGGCTTTTACCAAAACCCCTAACCGGAGTCTTGCAAATGGCAAGGAAGAGAAAAGATCCTGCAAAGGCTTGCATGATCTGTGGTGAGGACGCCACGGAGGGCAAGATGATCGGTAGCATACTCGCCTGTGGAGCGTGCATTGAGTTGGCAAAGATCAACAAAGAATGGAAAGAGAACACGGAGAAAGTAAAGGAGAAGGAGACATTCGCCTCTAAGGCCAAGTCGGCCAAGGGTGGTGCAAAGAAGCCCACCAAAGAGCAGGCCGAGATTATAGAGATCTCCAAGAGTATACTCAGAATGAAGGGTGGCTTGCGTGCCCTGATGATCGAGGCTGGAGCAGGGACCGGCAAGACCACACAACTGAGGATGTTGGCGGACGTGTTGCCTGGACGTGGTCAATACACCGCTTTCAACAAAGCCCTGGTCGAAGAGACCAAGACCAAGTTCAACGGTACAAACGTCGCGTGCAATACAACGCACTCGCTTGCCTTTCGAGCAATCGGTGCGAAGTATGCACATAGGTTGGATAGCCATCGCATGCGCAGCGACCAGATTGCGAACATCCTCGGCCTGGACGATGTCGAAATCACGCTGCAAGGTGGCGGCAGCAAACGTCTGTCCCGTGGATTCCTGGCGTTCCTGTGTATGGAGGCCATCAGGCTGTTCTGCCAAAGTGCGGACTTTGAATTGGGTACCAGTCACTTCAAGTACATTGACGGAATTGATAAACCCATGGACGACGGCAGGCGAGGATATACGAACAACCGCCGTCTGCGTGAGTACATGCTGCCCTTTGCCGAGAAGGCTTGGGTAGACATACAGAGTCTAGATGGTCAGTTGCCGTTCAACGCTGACCATTATGTGAAGATCTGGCAACTCAACAGCCCCGTTATCTCGGCGGACTATATCCTCCTCGACGAAGCCCAGGATACTGCCCCTGTGATGCTCAGCATACTGGAGCAGCAGAAGTCGGCAGCCCTGTTCATCGTGGGTGACAGTGCCCAGCAGATATACGAGTGGCGCGGTGCCGTTAATGCACTGGCGGCATTTCCAGGAGCTCCACGTAAGTTTCTCAGTCAGAGCTTCAGGTTCGGCCAAGCCATAGCAGATGTGGCTAACATCGTGCTTGGAAGCCTGGAGGAGAAGACGCCGCTACGGTTGAAGGGGTTGCCGAGCATACAGAGTCGGGTTGGACACATAGAAAACCCGCGAGCAATCCTGTGTCGTACCAACGCCTCGGCGGTTGGCAAACTCCTGGCAGCGATGGCCAACGACAAGAAGCCCTACCTCGTAGGCGGCGGATCAGATGTCATCGCCTTTGTCAACGGTGCCAAGTCCTTGCAGCAAGGTCAGGCCACACAGCATCCTGCCTTGGCTTGCTTCAGTACGTGGGTGGAGGTCCAAGAGTACTCCAAAATGGACGAGGGTGAAGACCTTCGTTTGATGGTCAAGCTGATTGACTCGTTTGGTGCCCAGGTGATCCTGGACGCCTTACACAACATGCCGCCGGAAGAAGAGGCGGACTTTGTCATCAGTACGGCACACAAAAGCAAAGGCCGTGAGTGGGACTCGGTTGAACTGGCGGAGGACTTTCCAACCCTTAGCAAGAGTGATGACTCAGACCTGCGACTGCTCTACGTCGCGGTTACACGAGCCAAGCTCGAGCTGAACGTGGATAAGTGCCCCGCGTTTAACGGTGACGACAGTTTGGATATCGAAAAGGTCATTGAGGCAACGGCTGGAGCGGTGCTGGAGGCCGTACAGCAGACGGACAACCTCATTCCTCCAGCACCCAGTGAGGAACCACCCGCTGAGTTCCAGTGGGCAATGGATAAGGCTACGGGAAAGTGGGCAGTGAAAGGAGCCTCGGGTAACAGCGGCAACGTAGTGACCGTTGTGAGAAAGGATGGTAGCACAAGCTCGAGGCGGTTAGGATCGGTTATTTGGGAACGAGATGGAATCTCTCTTTACAGGGTTTGAACATGAGACTATTTGTAGCAGACGAACAGGGCTTGAAGGTTCTTGAACTTATCGGAGTGGGTACGGTCGATCCAGAGACGGGTAAGATCACACAAGAAACTGTGATTACCCCAGAGATTCGTGAGGAGATCAGAACGTCCGCCAAGGAAGGCATGTACGCTACGCATGTGTGGTTCGAGGACGAGATCGGTACGGCATTGGATCCAGTGGGTGGTCCGCTGGCCGTATATGGAGCCAAGGCTCAAAGTGCGGGGAATAACTGACCATGAACAAGGAAGAGTTTATCAACTATCTGGAAGACACGTTGATTCCAGACTTGATTGAGAGTGGTCACGAATGTACGGCAGAAGACTTCCGTGCTTGTATCGCTTTTATGCGAGGTGCGGAAGAGGTCACGTTTGACAAGGAGAGTGGAAATGAGTTACATGGAAACGGCTGAGGAGATTCGCAAGGTAGTGGTCGAGATCATGGAGTTGCTGCCGCCCAGCATGGCAGACTGTGACAAGAAGATCCTTGCGGAGAAGTTGGGGTTCGTGGTAAACCTCGCAGTACGAGCATGCCCGCGCGGCGTGCAACATACTGTGCGGCGCAACATTGTTTCCAAGGCCGTACAGGACTACTGCTACGTGAGCATGTCCGAGGTCGAGGACAATGGGCGTACCTTTCACAAGATCTCCATCTCTTCGAAGTAAGGAATGTTCGCTATGGATGGTAAGGTGTTTATCTGTAAGCCCGAGGTGCCGGAGAGTGATGAGTTCCTCCAGGTGAAGGTGGTTAACTTCACAGAAGAAAACCGCGAAGCCTTGAGATGGCACATCCAATCCACATACTTCACGGCTTACGTGTGGTTTGAGGACGAAGAGCCGCCTGATGCCTTTGTAGAGGCAGCGGTGAAATGTGCAGAAGGAGAACCAGAGGATGACGAGCTCGCTTGAGCTCCGCATTCTCCAGGAGCAGTTGCGGCGGACGCAGGAGAGGATTCGAGAACTGTCGGGCCTCCCTGCTCCGCCCATGCCTGGAGATACTATCGAGAACTCTCGGTACTTAAAGCACGAGCCGGTACACTCCGGCCCGGACTACCTGTACGTGAAGAGTTCGTGTTGGACCTTTGAGAAGGTTACGAAGCATGGAACTGTGCAAACCTACGACGAGGCGCGTGCCCTCGCCGAGAAGCACGGGTATAAAGGAATAAGGGTCGTACGCAATGACGCCGAGTTTGAGAATTGCGAAGCCGATGCTGGCAGGGACCTGTAAGGACCTGTCGAAACTCAAGTATCCCGTCCTGGCAACGCCCAAGCTGGACGGGATCCGCTGCCTGATCACACGGATCAACGGTGAAACCGTGGCAGTGAGTCGTAACTGGAAGCCCATTCCCAACGAACACATCAGGAAGTGGCTCCAGGAAAACTGCCCTGTCGGGTTTGACGGGGAGTTGATCGTGCCCAAGGGTACCTTCCAGGAGACTTCCTCCGCCGTCATGTCTCGAAGCGGTGAGCCGAAGTTTCAGTATCAGGTCTTTGACTGGGTCGCAGAAACCACGTTGGAGCCGTACAACAAACGCATCGACCGCATGATCGAGTACCAGCAGGAAGAGGATCGTGGAGTAGACCATCCAGTTCGTTTGGTGTTGCCGGTACCGGCATATACCAGGAACTACCTGGAAATGTACGAGCAATACTGCCTTGTGGACGGTTACGAGGGAGTGATGGTCCGTCAGCCTGACAGCCCCTACAAGAACGGCAGGAGTACCGAACGTGAGGGATGGCTGCTCAAGATCAAGCGGTTCCAGGACAGCGATGCCGTGGTGATCGGTTACGAGGAGAAGATGCACAACGCCAACGAGCTCACTCGTGATGAGCTTGGTCGTGCCAAGCGTACCTCACACAAAGAAAACAAGGTACCGATGGATACCTTGGGAGCGTTGCGCGTGAAGGACGTTATCACTGGCGTCGAGTTCAACATTGGTACGGGCTTCACCGATCAGATGCGTGCAGAGCTCTGGGCTATCCGCACACAACTCATCGGCAAGATGGTCAAGTACAAGAGTCAACCCAGCGGAGTCAAAGATGCTCCGCGATTTCCTGTATTTTTGGGGGTACGCTCGTCATTGCCCTAGTTGATAGAGTGGTGTAAGGTGAATAGACGGCTAGGCTCATTACCGAAAAGTCAGCTCCGCACTGACCTGCCGTTTATTCACTTTGCGGGTTACTAGCGGAGTAACTTCTATGCCACTGATGCCTAGTGTCGTTGCCAAGTTCTGGGATCATGTTGACAAGAGCACAGGACCCATACATCCAATCCATGGAAGATGTTGGATGTGGACTAGATCAGGTAATAGATATGGACTCATGAGAGTCGGAAAGATTCATATGAGAGTCCATCGACTAAGCTGGACTATCCACTTTGGAAAGATTCCAGAGGGTTTATGCGTGTGTCATCGTTGTGACAACCCGTACTGCGTTAATCCAAGTCACTTATGGCTTGGTACCAACGCTGAAAATACGAAAGACCGGGATCTAAAGGGCAGACATTGGGCACCGTCTGGAACAGATCACTGGTCTAAAAGAATGCCAGAAAAGATAGCCAAAGGAGAAAGACAGGGCAGTTCGAAGCTGACTGAACAAGATGCACTAGAAATCAGAAGGCTCTATAGGGAGAACATTTACAATCAATCAGCCCTAGGAAGAATCTTTGGAGTTGGTCAAGTTCAAATAGGAAGAATAGTTCGTAGAAAGCAGTGGAAACACATTTCTTGAAAGGATTGCCAGATGCTCGTATTGTCACGACACGTAGGTGAGTCGATCATGATCGGAGACGACATCACAATTACCATCTCCGAGATACGCAATGAGCGTAAGGTGCGGGTGGCCATCGAGGCTCCCAAGGACGTACCAGTGCATCGCCGTGAGGTGTACGAGGCCATTCAGCGTAACGGTGGAGTACAGAGTAAGAAGGAGAGCTAGTAACAAGGGAGGGAGGCAGCGGCCCCATCAACGGCGGAGCAAGAACCGTGAGAGACCGCTGCCTACCCTTACCCTACCTTTGGGCACCCACTAACCCCCCGCTAGGGGTACCCGCGTTTAAGGCCCCTAGCAAGCCCTACAATGCACGCTTGCACCTTAAAGGTGCTGCCATACCAGCCCCTTTGCCGCGCTTACTAGGCGCAACGCTAGGGGCCTTGCTGGCCTTGCCCATTGGGGGCTTGGCTGGCCATAGCTACCCCTGCAAGCCCTACCCCACATTGGGGGGCAAAGCACTCTGGTACCTCCCCTCCATACCTGTGCAGGGCGAGTTTCTCTTGTCGTAATACAGCTTCATCGAACCAGGCTTTACGACTTCTCCAGGTCTTTGCTCTAGAACTACGCTCACCGCGATTTTCGTAGTACCTGGTCTTATCCTCAACATTCTCTTGACTTTTCATAAACCCATAGTGGAAACAGACCGGTGGAAACACATAGGAGTACCCTCCACCAAGATCTCTGACCACTCGGTGCTTCACACGCACGTAGCCACGCATCAAACTGCGACCGTTACGGCTGGGATGATTGTGGTTGTCCGTGTATCTGTCCCCTCGCCTCACATGCCAGAACCGCGTGTGCGGCACATCGTAGTATCCACCCGTGATAAAGTGTTTCTGACTGTGCCAGAAGTGGATCTGTGGCACGGTGTAGGCCGAGTACTGAGGATGCCGACGCATGTTGTCAATGAGCTCACGTAGATCCTGCTTGCGGTAGAACTCATCCGCGTCAATGACAATCAACAGTCCTGGGTCAATGTACTCCATGTATCTGTTGCGCAGCTCACACTTTGCATTGACGCCACCCATGCTCGTCCAACCGTGTTGGATAAACGTGATCTTGTGATCAGGGTCGGGAAAGCTCTGCACAATCTCTGCGGTGCGGTCCGTACTTAAACCACGTTCGGTAACACGCTGCGGAGGGTATAGACGATCGGCGCCTTCAACGACCACGATACGGTCTGCGAACTCGTAGTGCTGCTCGAGATTCTTGCCGAGGTACTCTTCCTCGTTGAGTACAATCATGCCGATGGTTACGGTCACTTCTGAGCTCCTACACCTAAGTTGACTGGTCCGTGGTCATGACCTCTGGTTTTGTCAAGGTCAAATATACTTGTGAATCCTGCCAGTCGTAGCTTGAAGTGCAGGTGAGATCTATCAAACAGAGCTCTGTGCCACATGGCTTCAATGCCGTGCTTGGGATAGGAAAACACACGAGCAGCACACCAGTCTGTCGGACTGTAAATCATTCCATGACAGTCCCAGTCATCTGGCAGTTTCTGCTCCAGATAGGTCTTTACCACAATCTCAAAGTCAACTGTCCAGCATTCAAATACACCCCCAGGTTTGAGAATACGATAGACTTCCTTCAAAGCTCTTTCCGTATTCATCCATGGAATGTGTTCGATTACGTGGCTGGCGAAGATCAGGTCGTAGGTATTGTCCGGCAACGGCAGTGGTTCATAACCCCAGCGAGCCATGTGTGTAAGGATGACACCCGGATTGGCAACGGCGTCCAGTGTTTCGAAGCCTTCCAGCGGTGCATCACCAGGACCGATTTCTAGTAACCTCATGATACAGCCTCCAGCCAGTTGGCGGCGTGTACTTCAGGACGGTGATGGTCGGCAATATCCATCGGTATGATCGGCTGCACACGCTTCAGGGCGATGGTCCAGGCACGCAGGTCTCCCATCGGCACGGTGGTTATCCAACCATTGACTTCAGTTTCCCGAAGGTAGCTGCCCGTGGCTGAGGCAATGACTGGGCGACGGCGGGCGTGAGCTTCTGCCACAGTCAGGTCGTAACCTTGGGCGTAAGCTGTGGGAACAATAAGTGCGGTTGAATGGTCGTAAATGTGCGGCATGTCCTTGCGTTCATAACCACTGACTATGGTAAGCTCCACTCCAGCTTCTTGTGCTGCCAGCTTTGCCGTGTCAAACATACGCTCGCCGTGACCAGAGATGGCAGCACAGATAAACCTCTTTGTAGGTGGAGGCACCAGAGGTTCTCTGAAGAAGATGGGGTCAATCGGGTTATACACAAGCCATGACTGAGGTAGCCCGAACAAGTCTAAGAGCATCCAATGCTCGTGACGACTCACACCAATCACACGGTCAAACGTGTTGATGGCGTTACGCTCACGCATCATGTCATTACCGTTGAAGGTAGGGCTACTGCGGCGACCCATGCAGAACAGGTTCCACCGCGTTAAGAAGTCTCCCCAGGAGAAGCCGTGTAACGTGACGACCTTCATGCAGGAGAACTCACACCACCAGCGGCGGTTGATATCCAACGAGTCGCTATGGATGATGTCGGGGTTGAGTGACCTACACAGATCGTTACACTGCATGGCAAACTCGGCCGAGTACTGCTGCGACAGTACGTTGAGGTGATGGACGGTAACGCCGTCGATTTCCCTGGTGCCGCGCAGCGTAGCATGGTCCGTGGTAATCACGTGTACGTCGTGGCCGAGCTTGCTCAACGCCACGGCACGGTCTTGACACACGAACGGCATACCACCAGGACGATGGGTTGGATACACACGACAGACAGATGCGATCCTCATAGGTTTCCCTTAAAAGCGGCAGCGAAGTTGACACAGGTCTGACGGGATCGAAATGAACCGGCGTCATAGTACTCACAGTAGAGCAACTGCTGCTCTACTTGGTTCAGGTTGAACGTGGGCGTACCTGCGATGGCTGCATGCCATCCATACCGCGTCTGGTCCCCGTCACTGCCCAGACCGTTGAAGCCTCGGTTACGGCAGAACAAATCTTGGATCCACAACTCCCTGCACGCCTTGAGGGCATTACAGAACCAAGCCATTGGATCCTGCGAGTAGTGGAACACGTTGCACGCCACGATGATATCAAACTTACCTGAACACTCTTTAGATAGATCCCAGGTTTCCTTGCCCACACAAACCAATAGGCCAAGAGGTTGAAGGATCTCTATCTGACGATCATCCGGTGAACAGGCTAGAACCTTCGAGATTCCTGTACCGCGAAGTTTCACCAGTCGCTGCAATGCCGCGTAGTCTTCGGGAACAGCCATCACTTCTCCAAGGCAATGAGATGGTCTTTGATCAACGACACAAGTTTCTTAGTGGCATCCGTGTCTACTTCCCACGGTACATGCAGCGTAATGACCTGCACACAGTCGTAGGTGCGGTTCTTTTCAATCTGCTTGATGAGCTCGGCGGAGCGGTCATACAGCAAATCGTTGGCCGAGTAGTGCTTGACCCCGTTGATGTTGATGGGCTGATCACCGAGGTGATGGTGCTGACAGTAGAATCCGCCGAGGAATGTTCTGCCGCCGCACTCTGCCCAGTTGATCACATCAGAGATCTGATACGCATTGAAGGGTGGGATATAGATATCAGCCTGGAGCTTGGTACGGGCGATACCCATTTCACGAAGGGTGACAGCCTTACCACGTACATGATCCCAACCATGTACGGCGCGGCAGTAATGCGGAAGGCTGAGAAAGCAGTACAGTCCGTGGGCGTTGACCCACTCAGGCACCAGACCATATACAGCGGGCAAGCCTTCAAGACCGGTCTTGTGGACCCACTCAAAGAAGTGAGTCAGACTGTGGTCACTGCCACACTCTGGCAGGTCTCCATTGACTCTACCTACGTCATCAACCCTAAGGATGAACTGCTTCACAAAACTGCCTTTCCATACCGCACGAGGTCGTTGAACGGTTCTGCCATAGTTGCCCAACTGTGAGCCATTGCCCAGTCACGAGCTGACTGGCTGGCTTGGATAATCTCCTTGCCGTGCCAAGTCTTACACAGCTTCACGAGATGCTGCACGCTGGGAGTATACCAGTCGACCGGTCGCTCGACACGACGCTTCTCCACCATACTGTCAATACGCTCCAGGGCAGGTATCTCATTCCAGGGTCTACCGTTGGTGGTGATCACCGGCATACCGCAGGTCATTGCCTCGTGAGCTTCCAGGCCGATGCCGTCCACCGAGTGGGGACTGATCAACACATCCCCCTCATTGTAGAGCTCACTGTTACACTTGGTCGTGCCCAGTCGCTTGGCGTTACCCCAGTTACCGTTCATCTGGTCCCGTACCAGCAAGGGCATTTCCGGCCAGAGCTTCAACGCCTCGCGTACAACGTCACCACCCTTGCGACCATGCCAGCCCCCGTGACCGTTGAGGAATAGGAAACGCTCACAGACCGTGCGCTGCTTGAAGATGAAATGGTCGGGGTCTGTTGGCCAAGGAAAATGCACGCACGGTATCACGTGAGCGAACTGGTCGTAGCAGTGCTCGGTAGGACAGAGGAAGAGGTTGGTTTCCATCGGCCATCCCTTGGCTCCAGGAGGCATCCACTCCATCATGGGGATACACACGATACGCTTGCCGAGACGGCGGCATGTTTCCACAAGGTTGTCATAGTATGGACGCTCACAGAACACCACGACGTCCACGGACTTAACAAACTCTGTGACCTTCACGCCGGTAGGACAGACCATACAGTCTACGTCGTCCGGTGGCTCTTTCATACCGAACTTGGGATGGGGCTTGATCAACCAGCGATACACATCGGCGTACTTGGCTATCTGTCGGTTGAGCTCGCCGAGGCCCGAATCAACATGAAAGCCCACTAGCCCTATGCGGGGCTTGCGCGGCGCATTACCACTGGTAATAATTTCCACCGGAATCTGAGTGCCTTTGGGCAGAAGGTTCATGGCGTCGTAGTCTTCGCCAAGAAAGGTGCTGGCGTGTGCGTGCTTGCCGTTGCCGAGTGAGCTACGGTCGCCCGTATGCTGAGTCAGCGAGGGCATGTGGATATACTCCTTGAATCCTGCCAGTCGCATGGCTTCTACGATACCACCGTCGATCAGCTTCCACAGGCGATTAGGATTGTCCGACGTACTGGCTGGACGCCCTATCCAGTACGAGCTCTTCAACAGGGCTTGACATGCCTCGTTGTCAAATACCAACGCAACGGCACCCTTGCCAAGTTGGTTACTGAGGTACCATCCCTGGGACTCTGCCTTGCGTTGGTTGAGATCAAACAGATAAAGGTTGAGGTATCCCTTGGTTGGATACGGAGAGAGCTCCAGGAACTGACGAAGGTTCCTGTAGGTAACAAAGTCATCCTGGAATATGGCATAGCGATCCGCCTGAGTATTTCTGATGAACAGTTCACTCAAGGCAAGGTGGAAGTTGCCGTAGATACGCAACGCTGGATAGTGACAGGTGTGGTTGAGAGCTCTCACCATAGGTGGGGCAGTATCTAGAGTTACTGCACCATCCACGAATAACCACGGGTCGGTGAACCCTGCCTTATCCAGCGATGCCAGAGTTCGCTCCAATAGACCGTTCTTGATACGCTCTGCAACGGTCGTTACACCATACGCCCAGGTGATCATGACTGCTCCGCTAACTTGATGGCCTCGTTCAACAGTCCAGGCAATGGATCAAGCGGGTTGAGCTTGAAGATCCAGCCCAGCAACACCGCGTTCTTCGCCGCACGAAAGTAGTCCTTCCAGCCGTACTTCTCCTGGTTCTTACTCATGAGCTTGAGGAGGGTTTCCTTCTGTTCACGACAGCCCTGCGGACCTAGCGTGTTCATAATGTCTGCCAGCAACACGCAGGAGCATTGGGCGTTGTTGTGGATACCCAGACGCTTGAGCAGTCGCCAGAGTTGTGAGCCGACACCGTTGCCGTTGACCACTTCCTGGTACATCTGCTCGAGAGCTTCACGGTCTTCAGGGGTCATTACAATACTCCACAAGCTGCCAGTAGTTGCTTCGAGTCAACAGAGTCCAAGGCTTCTCTGTTTCGTTCAATAAGCTGGAGCAGTTCTGCGTGGTCAGGGTGATTTGAGTCGCAGACGTTGGCTGACTGATATTGATACGTCGTATGCCAGAGGGGCAGAAAGGCTTTAAGCTCAATACGGTCTGCTCCAAATTTCTTACCAAGGTCAATAAAGGCTGGGATGTCCCTCCAATTCTTAGAGTAGACAGTCATGTTGAGCCATAGGTCAATAGGGCGAATGACCTTCTCGTTGGCTATTACTGACAGTCCATTAAGCAATCGATGCCAGTCACCACCACGGACCATCTGATAAGTCTGCTGAGTTCCGGCATCCATTGAAATCATTACTCGATGAATCAACGGGCGACACTTGAGGGAAGTCCAGTTGGAAGCAAGCAGCAGACCATTGGTGAACAGTTCAATCTTCAAGTTGGGGTAACGGTCCCAGTTGAGATCAAGTAGCTGGCGATCGGCGGCTGAAATAAATGGGTCACCTGCATGGCTGAAACTCAACTGTTCTGCCGTTGGTAGAAACTCATCGAGGATCAACTTCTGTGCCGCCACAATGCAAGGATCGTTGTCGATGATATGATTTTCTCGACAGATCCAGCATTTCAACTGGCAACTACGATCATTACCCAGAGAAATCGACTTGGGACCGACAGTCATCTCAGGCTGCCAGTGCTCTGGAAATGGAGCCTCGTATACATGACCCAACTTCGGTCTTGGGCATGTAACACATTGCTCCCATCGCTGCTCCAAGATGCAGGCCCTCAACGCTTTGAGACTAACGTGGTTCCATACGTCCCAGGCTGTCTTAGGAGACAGAACTCTGCCATAGTATCTCAGGTCAGCCCAACCGTTGCAGCAAGTGCTGTAGATGTGGCCGACGTTGGCAAAGAGATATTCAAACGGAAAATTGCAGCGGAGCATCAGTTGTAGACCTTCGCGATGGCTGGGCAGATTACGCGCTTGAGGGTACGTGCAGCAATCAGTTCTGCTTGAACTGGATCTGACTCTACAAAGATTGTAGCACGGGATTCACCGTAAGCTCGGGCCTTCATTTCTCCAGGGTTGTTCAATTCCCAGTCGTCTTGTGGAAACACCAACTGCTCGTATCGTATGCCTCGTGTTGCAAGCCAGTCCTCTGTGTGCTGACGGTAACGACGCTTGCGGCCTGTGGCGATCAGCGGTACGACAGACCTTACAGGACGCTGGAGCAAAGGCGCGGCCTGGATGTACTTTTCATACTTACAGTCTGTCCACTTAGGATCAGGATCTGGGCACAGGATGCCGTCGATGTCCAAACCTAGACTGGCCGTGTACACACTGTTGAAGAGATTCCATTCCAGGTAGTGAGGAATAGGTAAGAGCCGACCTATCAGCTCGACCTGCTTTCGCTGCTCTGGGCTGACGTAGATAGCAGACAGAATGTAGTCACGCTTGATACCAAGCTCTTTGATCCTTTCCATAGAACGACCTGTGGCTACAGTATCGTCTACGATCAGCAGGCGACCAGTATCTCTATCGTTACGCAGTCTCCATCCATGAGGCACAGGCTCTAGTCCGCAGGACTCGTGAACCATGAACAGGTCCAGATGCAGAAGCTCTGCAATGATCGAGGCGGAGGTCATTCCGCTACGAGGTATACCAGCGACTGCGGTTACATCTACAGGCACGCGCCCTGCAAAGTCCAATATGTCAGTCATGCGTTGTGCAGAGCTGATCCACTGAAGACGCGGTGGTTCTTTCTCGTCACAGATACGTACTGCGGTTCTGGATCTCTTATTACCGCAGCGAACGCAGATGACATAACCTGGATACTCACGATACTCGCAGAACATTAAGCTGCCCTAACGTGAAACGTAACTCCTGAAGCGTCACACTCAACACGATTAGAAGTACAGGTACTACTGTCGAGGGTCAGATAATCGTCCAGCAACATACAGTCAATCTTGCCGGTGTACGCTTTGCTGAAAGTGCCGCAGGACCAGTAACGTGTCGTTCCAATACCTTCGTCAAACCGCCCAAAGCTGACTACTCCAGATATGGTGGTTGTGTTGGTCAGCGTATTGTAGGAGATCTGCACGGACACTGAAATATAGGTTACGCACCATCCTCCGCTGAGAGCTCCAGCAATCAACCAGGTACAAGCCGCGCTCTTGCTGTTGATAGGTAGTACGAAGGTTCTGTTGGCAATTGAGCAATCACACGCCCCGTCCACAAAGCCTGTGAGCGTGACTTCCAGCTCGTCTGGGTAGGTATTGCTCAGACAGCCTTGACAGTAGCTTGGATTGGTCTCACCGCAGATAGCTTCCAGCGTGATGGTGGAGCCTGACCAGTCGCAGTAGGTATCATCGTCCGTGACATTGGTAAGTACCAGTCCGTCCAGTTCATCACAGCAGTTCAGTGGTATGTAAGACTCTACTGAAACTTGCCATACGGCTGCAAGGGTTGTACCACGATAGAGAGATACCTGAGCCGTCAGGTCCCCAGCGATCTCTACAAGTTCAAACTGCCACCAGTCTGCGGTACCACACGGACCAGAAGCAAAGCTCCATGACCAGAAGCACACTTCTGAGTAGGAGAGTACGATAGAAGTGTTGTGATCATCGCAGTCACTGCACGTTTGATTCGCTGCCCCCGCAATCGTGATACGAATCTTTTCAGGATTCTTGGGATCACAGTTGATACAGGGAACAGGTCCACAGCATCTACCACCAGGAGAGAATCTCATTCGCATTGAGCTCCTGTGACATAGTACAATCCATTGAGAAACAGTGCAGCTACGACCTTTGTGCCAGCCGCAACAGTTTGTCCGCTGCTCAAGAGCCAATCGTAAACCTCCACGTTCACCGTGGTGTCACTGGTACCATCCCAGACGCTCATCGTGGCTGAGCCTTCGTAAGCCAACTCCTCGTCTAGCTTACCAAGAAGGTTTGAGCTTCCAGGACCAGTCACGACCCAGTTGCCAAACTTGTCACGACTGACCAAACGAAACTTGTCGTTACCAGAGGCGTAGATGATTCCAGTGGAGAGGTTGTAGACCTTCTCTGTAAAGCCAGTCAAGGCATAGAGCTTGCAATCGTCCGTATCACTTTGCCTGGTCCAGATGCTGTAAAGGTTGCAGACGGCGTGTCCTGGAATGTAGTCACTGCCACTCTTGGTCAGCCCAGGTATCCCCGCCGTCGGTATCTCAACCACGTAGACCTCAGGGGCTCCAAGGTCATTGCCTTGAGGCATTCTTGGGCCGTCCTTGCCGGTAAGACCCTTGTGAGTCTGTGCTAGCCTACGAACAATCTCAGCATCTTCTTCAGAAAGGTAGAAAGCCTTAGCCATGTCTTACCTCGGAAATAGGCAGACCTGTAGAGCAGCGGTACCGTGAAGGCACTGAAGTCTGACCGGTCCACTGGGCGGCAGGCACCCTAGAAATGCCATACCGTTGGGATGAATTTCGAAGCCGTTGATCATGACCACTCGACGGTCAATGTCAAGCTGCTCCTCTGTCGTGGGGTTGCGCTTGAGCTTGGTGCCCTCAAGGTTGACGATCATTACGTAACCGACCTTGTCTCGAGGGATATCACCCAGAGGCAACTCCATTTCCTCAGTGGTCACGCGTACCTTTCTGATGTAAGGCTCCAACCCTACTGTGCCAAGCTGCTGACTGGCGATGATGGTGCGTGAGACGGGGTCTTCCATAACCGACTCCCATGACATATCCATACGCATGGTTAACCGATCGTGGTCGTCGGTGAGTTGAATGCGGTTGGCCCCGATAAGAACCGTAGTGGCTTCTTGGGCGGCAATCCTGGGTAGTTCGTCTTCTCTGGCCTGAGCGATGTACGCTCTGGCGGCATCTAAGTTGTCCACTGTCTTGCTCCTTACAGTGTAACCGGAACGCCTAAAGCTAGAAAGTTACTTGCCCCATAGAGTTGAATCGGGGGAGTGAGTACGTGTCGATGGTTGTAAGGATCCGTACACTCACTACCATACCCGTCCAACAGCACGTAGGGTACAGGATTTCCGAGGGGATCACGAGCCCTGGTGAAGTTGGCGAGGTTTGTACGGTCAATAGATGGATTAGCAGCTACCAACTTGGGATCAACAACACGATGGCCCATATCCACCACCTTGTACAGATCAAACGTGTCGTAGCGAATGTCAAACTCCAGGGTACGCTCGTAGTAGAACGTGCAGACGCCCCACACCATGCGACGCCATGCGACGTTGCGCAGCTTGATGCAGCGAGCACTCAGTCCCCATAACGGAGACGAGTTGAGAGTATTGATCATCGGGGCAAACAGATTGAGCTCCAGGTTCAACCGAGTCTGCGTAATGTTGACCGTGGGGCGGACCAGATCTTTCTGGGTCCAAACAGGCTCAAGGCTGGAGCTTAGAATGATTGACCCATCGTACCGCTGACAGGTGTCCTCCTGGTAGGTGCCAAAGCTGCCGCTGATAACGTCAGGGTTGCTAAGAGGACTGATGAAGGGATTGGTAGCACACACCTTCCAGGGTTTGGTGGTAAAGTTGTACTTGAGGATCCACCAGAAGTTGCTTTCGTTTTTGATGACCGACTCGCAGTCAACGATGGGCGTGCAGCGTGCTCCGGCGTCGTAGTCGTTACCGATGTTCCAGGACGAGCCGATGGTGGGTAGATCCGGGGCGAATGTGACTTGCTGCGGACCATCTTCCTCATCGTCGGTCTCCACAAGGAACCGTGCGTAGTAGTTGCGGTTCATCTCCATGTCACGACCGCCACCCCACTCCAACACGCCAAGATTACGCATAACCATCAGGCTGCTCCCAAAGCTAAAGCTTCAAATGAGATCGGCACACGGTTTGCCAGCTTTTCCGTAGAGACCGCGATACGTTCCAGGCGTATGATCATTTCCTGCTGTGGATTGCCTGGGCTGGGAGCAGGTGCCCCGTCCTTAGGAGCAGGACCTCCAGGACCAGGTACACCGGGACCAACACCCGCTGGAGCTCCTGGACCTGCCTCGGCTGCTCCGGCACGCCTTGCTGCTTCAGCTTCAGCCTTGAGCAAACCCTGCATCTTGGCCTGACGCTCCATAGCTTCATTGACCATCTTGCGGTGTTGAGCTGAGCCAGCCTCTACGGCGTCCAGACCTGTAACGGTAAAGTTAACATTGACCTCGAAGTTGGTCTCCTGCAACTCCGTACGAATGTCACGCAAGGCGTCCTGATAAACCTTGCTGTCCCGCTCGCTGCCCTTGAAAGCCTCGTTGAGCTCCTTGATCTTCTTCATGTAGGAGTTGATGGGATCGTAGCGATCTTTGTACTGCTGCTGGAGCTGGTCACGCTTGAGACGCTCTTCGTTTTCGGCCTTGGTTGCTGCAACAATGTCCTTGGCTACACCAGCTCGAGCTTCCTCTGCATCGAGGGCAACTTTCTTCGCTTCAGCTTGAGCGAGACTCTTCTTAAGAGTCTCTTCCTCAGTTTGCAGTTTATTGGCAGCATCTGCATCACCCTTGGCTAAGAGCTCCAGCCTTTCCTTTTCCAGTTCGATCAGTTTGTTAGCATATCCCGTCATGCGTTCGTTTAGAGCGGCTTGCTTTTCGCCCTGCTTCCACAGCATCTCATCATGCTTCTCAGCCTGCTTTCTTTCGTGCTCAGCCTGCCGATCAGCATTGGCCTTTCTGGCAGCATCACGCCGTGAGGTCGGCTCAGTAACATCTTTGGCCGATGTTTCGGCTCCAGACATTCTGTCCATAGCATTCTTGATTGCCGCGTTCGGACCTATGACGCCAGCTTCCGCAATAGCGCGAACACCACCCGCAACATCTCCGGCCCCCTTCGTAGCCATATTAATCGCAGTCATTACGCCACCTAGGATATTTCCCATGTCCGCACCGATGACTGCAGTCAAACCCGTAGCAGCAGTTTTAAGAACCTTGAATGCTCCACCCATCAAGGTGATAAACTGATCAACAAACACGGAAGCTGCTGCGAACGTTGCTCCGAAGGTGGCATTCCACGTGGCAAGAAAGAACGAACCGAGACCTTCAAAGAAGTCTCTTACGGACACCCACTTGTTGATAACCCACTCGGCAACGTCTCCGAAGATGGCACGCATTTCCTCGAACACGTTCTGAACGATCAGCCATGCGTCTTCCAGTGCGTCCGTAACCGTATCCCAGATCTCAAGCCCTTTGACCATGATGTCGGTAAAGATGGGATCAAGGTCTTTGAGGAGCTTGGTCCACAGGGTGACGATTTCGTTAAGGGCTGCCTGAGCCGCTGCTTTCCAGTTACCCGCCGACAGGTTCTTGAAGATGGCCCCGAAACGTTCGCCCGTAATGGCGTTCATTTCGTCCAGGGACTTCATCCAGGCGACCTTGGCACCCGACCAGGCAATCTTCACAGCGAGCTCAAGGTTGCCAGCCTTCAACGAGTTGAAGATACCGCCCATGATCTTGTCAATGTACTCGATGATCTGCTTGCCATAGGCGACTACGGTACTGGCAAACTTCTTGATACCTTCAGAGTACTGCTCCCAGACTTCACCTGCACCACTGTTTAGGAACTTTCCCGTAGCAGTATCCCAGGCGAGCCATGCAGCCGTCGCCGCAGTGATCATACCAATCAGCGGGCCGAGGAAGGTGCCGATGGTAGTCAATGCCGTACCGATACCAACAAGGATACCGCCAAGGTAGGTGAGCTTCTGAGCAAGGTTCATGGCCGAGTCGATCAGCTCGCGGTGGGACTGCACCCACTTGGTAGCCCAGGTAACGAGACCGATGATGGTCTTGTTGAACTCCGTCAAGCGTTTGGCTACCGAGGCACCGATCTGGTTCCAGAAACCTTGAAGGGCTTGCTTGACACGGTTCCAACTGTCGGCCAGATCTTCACCCGCCTTGACAGCGTCCTTGCCAACGACCAGCCCGAACCTCTCCGCCTCCTTACGCCACTTCTCGTACTCGGCTGAACCTACGCGAATGGTCTTTGTGAGGTCTTCCATTGACTCACCAGTACGCTCCATCATCATGGCATACACTTGGGCCTGCTCGCTGGTGAGCTTAACGACCAAGCCGAGTTGTCGATAAGCCTCGGTGTTCTTGAGCAGATACTTCTGTTCCTCAGCAGCAGCACGAGCCATCTTTTCAGAATCACGGATCATGTCCGTAATACTCTTGCTGTAAGAGGAGAAGTCGGTGCCTGCTTTGGTTAACGGCGCACTGATGGCGGCACTCATGCCCAGACTGGCAGCACCCGCCTTCTGCATGGCGGAGCCCATCCCGGTCATCATGTTCTGGGCAGCTTTGAAGGCGTCGCTGAAAGCCTTAGTGATGCGTGATCCTTGACGCTCACCCCAGGCTGCGGACTGTTCCGTCTGCTTCTCAACGTCCTTGAGCATCTTCTGGTATTCGACCTGGTTACCCACGAGCCGAACCACCATACGATCAACTTCAAATTCAGATGCCATGACGTCGTTCCTTTTGGTGAGCTTCAGCCGCTCGTACACCACCCATCCAGATAGCCTTGGACCGAGCAATCTTTGCTTCTCGAGTTTCCTCTGCTGAGGCACTCAAGTTGAAGTCGATGATCTGGTCCTTCAGAGAGACCGGCTTCTTGTTCCACTGGCTATGAACACGCTGAGCAACACGCATGAGATAGTAGTCCGTGCGGTTTGGAACATTCCACTGTTCGTGCAACCAAGCCTGGACCAGTCTGCATTGTCGGTCGGTCCATTTACCCATAATGTCAAACGGGTCCAGGCCAAACTCGTGAGCTACGTGGAACCATCCTCCGTAGCTCTTCAGGAGTTTTTTGGCGACTGCTCGGGTTCCTCAAGCAGACTCTTGAACGAGGCGTACTCGCTACCCTCCAGCGTGGCTGCCCAGGCACGAAGCGTTGAGAGATGAACTGGAGAGTCATCACGGCTGAGGGCCTTTTCGAGAGATGCCTTGGCGATCGAGTCCTCACCGAAGTCTGACAGTTCCTTGGCCTTGTCGTAGAGGAGTTTCTTGACGCGGGCTGGCCAACCCTCGATTACTGCCAATGGAGGATTGCGCCCCTGCTCGTCCCACATGCAGTTGACAACGAATTTGGCCTCGACTGCGGCGAGGTCCTTGATGCCGGTGATCTTGCCGTCCGGTCCGAACTGCGATGAGGCAATGATCGAGTTGCGATGCTCAGTGGCTGTCCGACCATTAGCCTCGCGCAACGTGTAGTGCTTGCCGTCAGGACCAACAACAGGCTCTTCCCTCAATACGATCGATCCAAAATCCAACATAGCTTGCTCCTAGGTAACTACTGCTAACGGGGGGTGCGTAACCAAGGCCCCCAGCGTGCCCTATAACGCTTGCCTGCCCCCTTTGGGGTGGTACTGCCCATTGGGCGGCAGCGTGCATTACGCGCAACGCTAGGGGCCTCAAACAGGGTGCTTAAAACCTCAGGTGCCCGTGCCTTGCTCGGCCACTTGGTACGCAGTCTCAACTCCGGAGATCTGACCCGTGGGGATAATCTCCAAAGTTCCTTCGAGAGGATTCCCTTCCTGAGCCTGTCCCGGCTGAAACGCCTTGAGATAGCCAGGGAACGAGTACTGAGTACCGTCCGGCCACTTCACGGTGATCCATCCGTTGACGTTGATCAAGGCGTACACCTGATCAATCGTGCCGCTGCTGAACTTGCCCTGCACTTGGAACGGAGTGTGTTCCTTGAGCTTGCGAGGAGCCTTGGTCCGAACAGCCGTGTTGTGCATCGTGGTGGTAGGAACGGGATCACCGCCGTCGATGCCGGGGGCACCTACGACAGTTTCCCAAAACGAAAGATTGGAGTCCGCCGCAAACGTGATAAGGGATTGATAGCCCTCATCAAACGGCGTTCCAGTCGGCGTAACACGATCAGTGTGGGTCATTGGCTATCTCCCTTGTTAGGAACCGGTTCCAGTCTCAATGGCTTCGCTCGAAACCCACTCGATTGAAGCCAACACATTTCCTGAGTAAAGGTATCTGCGACCGTCTACACCCGCTGGCAATGCCATACTCACGCGAGTGATCGAGTTCACGCGGTAAGTGTGGTTCATCGTGCCAGCACTGTTGGTGAGAGTGACCTCAGTACGGATCACATTCTCATCAAAGTATTCTAACAACGACTTGATCTTGCGGTAAGGTGCCGCCACATCCTCTGAAGAGCGGGCAAGTATCTGGATCCCGTAGTGCTCACCCGTCACGCCTGTCACGTGCATGCGACGGTGTAGGCGGCCTGAGGTGTCCATCACTGCCAGCACTTGATCAGGTGCCTCGGGCATATGCAGAGGATATACGGTCCAACCCGTTTCAATACTACCCAACGAATCAGGCAGGTTGGCCAGACCGTAGTCGTCCAATAACTGGGCAATGATGTCCGAGGGATTGTGGTAGAGCTTGCCGCTCATCGCTTTTCCTTTGCTCGTTTGGCTAATGTCGCTAGGCGAGTGGCTTCACCCTTGGCGTGGGCTTCGGCTGCTGCCTGATCAAGTTGTTCTTGAACCGTGGTAAACGCACTCGCTTTAAGGGCTGAGGTATCGACCGGCACGAGCTTCTGGCTTTCACGCTGAATGAGCAGCCCTGCCTTGAGCATGGCTTCTGCCATCTTCTTGGTCTTGACACCTTCGCGTAAGAGCTTAACGACCTCGGGTTGCGTGGCGCGTGCTGCTGTTTCGAGATACTTCGCCTGCCCTACGCGGTGCTGAACGTCAGTACGCTCATGCACTTCTAGGGCATAGTTCTGCGAGTAACCGACCACGACAACGACCTTGTCTTTGTCCTGTCGGTCACGACAGTATTTGCGGAGTTTCTCAAGGGCCATCACGCACCTGTGATTGCAGCCACGCCGCACTGAGAATGTTCAACGTTCAAGATCACCGCGTTGGTTGCAGGACTGGTCGTGCCGCTGTCGGCCACTTCAGTAGTGACTCTGAAGGAGCATGCCGTGGCAAACTCCAACCCCTCGAAGTTGATGGTAAAGCCCGCACCTTCTGCTCCACCGCTGGTCGGAATGCAGTAGGTAGCGACCGGCGTGTCTGCCTGAGTGGCACTGGCTTTGTTGTAGAGCTTCAGGTAGACAGCCACCGTGCCCACGTTGATGGCGTGAATAGACCAGAGGATACGCGGTCCCGTGCCGACGTTTTCCGCCGTGGCTCCAGCATTGATGCTACGCTTGTTGGAAGAGAGCATGAGTTACTCCTTGATGAGTTTCCTGGAAAGCCCTTTCTGGCGAGTTACCAGAGCAGGGATGTTTTCGTGAACGTCGTCTACGGCGAGCAGTTCCTTGCCCTTGGCTGTATCGGTGGCGAGTTTTCCTCGTCGCAAAAACATAGCAATTGCTGCCTGATCTTGTCGCTTGGCGATCCAGCCCACGACCGCGTATTCGTTCTTACCAGCGTCCGTGAAGAAATTAAACTTCACAGGCCAGCCGACCTGTCGTGACAGAGCTTCTTCTGCCTCCGCAATACGCTTCTTGTCTGCGGCGGTCTTGGCTCGCAGCATCAGGGTGATCGGTTTTGACTTGTGTTCTACTTTCATGAGATTCCGTACCTTCGCTTCCAGTGGCGAGTGAGTTGGAACATGCGGATGTCCGTAAGGGTATCCACGAACGGTTCCGCTATCTTACCATCAAACCAATTGCTCGCGGTAGCGTTGGAGTACCGTCCGAACAGCGTTGTGGAGTCCAGACCTGTCAGCGTGGCAGGGGTCACTTCCGTACCCGCACGCGCTACGGTCTGAGTGATGCCGTTGATGTAGAGTTGCCAGTTGGAGCCGTCCCACTTCGCCACGAGGATGTAAGTCGTGGCATCTGACAGTACCGTGCTCGCCGTAACGCTGAACGCGGTGCCAGCGTTATTTCCCTGGATGGTAAACTTGCCGTCCGTGCTGATGCCCGCCCAGAGGAAGTTATTGGCACTCGCCTCGTCCTGCACGGCAATCAGGGCTTGGTTGGCAGGGCTTGCGAGGATCACATCATCAGGCTTGCATACGATACCGATGGTCGGGTTGGTAATGCACATGCCCGTGATGCTCGCCACCCGCATGATGTCGTTCGCGCCGTCGCCTTCTTCCGCAGGGCAGCCATTGATGCCGGTAAGACGATGCACGACTCGATTCGCTGCGGTTCCGTTGACCAACTGGTAGCGATTGCCCTCCTGGCTTTCCCATCCCCACACCGCATCGCCGTCGCTTGGTTGTCCAAACGGACCCTCGTCAAATCCGATACGAAGGACGGGCGTTGCACCCGTGGCTTCTGTACCGGCGTAGAGTTCTGCGATTTGTGCTGGGGAGAGGACAGAGTTGTAGATGCGAACGTCGTCAATCAACCCGTTAAATGCACGGTCTAGTGCCGCACGATTACCAAGCATCGGCGTCGTTGTGGATGCGGCAGGAGTTCCGCTGTTTTGGTTCGCAGTTCCAGATGCTGCACCATTTACATAAAGGTTCGTCACACCAGCGGCAGTCCGCGTGACGGCAACGTGCAACCACACACCGAGCGACAGTGATCCTGCTGCTGAATCTGCGTTGGTACTGGCGTCGCTAACGAATGACAAGGCCGCATTCTTGACCAACAGGTTGGATTTTCCGTTGTCGAAAATTCTTCCTAAACCACCATCACCCCATCCGCTCAACTTGATCCACGCGCTGATCGTCAACGCACCGCTCCCCACTGGATCGGTGCCGAATGTAACTCGATCATCGCTTCCATCGAACGTCAGCGAGTACCCTCCCGCACAGCTTGGAACGGACCTGGGCACGTCGTAGCCAATAGCTTTTAGTACGGGCGTTGCACCAGTTGCCTCAGAGCCGCTACCCAATTCGGCAATCTGATCCGTAGATAACGCGCTCGTGTACATACGAACGTCAGCAATCAACCCCGAGTAAAATGCACTTGCTCCGTCGTGGGCTGCACCGATAGCAACTGCGGATGTGGAGTCGTATGTTATGTAGTCGGTCATCTCGCAAAACGATAATCCACCGCTCAGTGCACCGTCCTCATATATTGTCGCAGTTGTTCCGTGTAGACTGACTACGATGTGATGCCAGTCACCGTCATTCGGGGTCGATCCGAAATCCCCCCAGACTCCACCATTTTTATAGGCCAACTTATTGGATGACTCTCCTCTCCAGGCAATGATACGCTGCCCTCCGATGTTTATTAAATGAACCTCACCCGATAGTGCCGCAGACGACTTGCACCACATACTGAACGTGATATACGACCCAGGCATATCAAGACTTCCAGTCGGCATCTTGATATAGTCGTTTACACCATCCAGGCGAAGGGAGTGTGTTATTTTCCCAGCCAGGACTGACGGGATGTCGTTATCATGCGATGCACGTACATCGGCAAACCCTGTCATTACACCGTCGTAAGCAGTGCCCGCTGATCCTTGATTCGCCACCGTCGATGAATATGAACCATCGGGAGTATTGGAGCTATACGCGGTGACTTTCTGAGCAGCGGTGAATCCCATCAGCGTACCGTCGAGATTCGATCCGCTGCCGGTGTTACGAGCCACTGCTTCCGCTGGTCCGTTGCCCACGGCAATCGCGGCGGATTTGCAGGAGACGGTGTCGAACGTCGTAGTTGACGACGGACTATCACCTGATCCGATTAGAAATGTTGCAGAACCGGCACATACGCCACTGACCGTCTTTTCTGCAAACGAAGAATTTAACCCAGTAAGCGATATCGCAGTTGATCCCAAATATATGTAACAACTCGTGTATGTTGATTTCACAAATGCCGTTATGGTATACGCACTTCCAACAGTCAAAACCGACTGCGTACTGTAACACGCGCTTAACGCTGCATCTTTGAAATAACGCATCGACAGATTACCCGCTTGTGGCGAAACGGTTTCGATGTCAATGCGAGAAAATCCAGCGGTTGCTTCCGTCCACCCCCCAAACACGTCCGCGTCCGAGTGGCAGGGGATCGAGGAGGGACGGAGGACCACATTGTCGAGCGTTGCTATGGTGTCAGCACCGGCAGTAAACAGCACGGACGCACTGCCAGATGCTGTTATAGTGGACGTTTTCGATCCTGTTGTCGTCCAGTTCGCGGCAGAACTTGTGTTGCCAACGTACACGCGAAGGTAATCAGCAGTGATCGTAACATCGCCCGCTACCGTGTAGTTGCGTCCAGCAGTAACAGCTACCGCTTGCGCGAGATTACTGAACGTCGTCTGCGAGCCGTCAACCGCTGCGACATTGGAGTCAGCATTATCAACGGTCCAACCAGTTCCTTTCGTCCAGTCTGTATCTGTGGTCATTTCTCCATTGGTCACGAGATTCGTAGCCAGCACTTCGCTCAAATCATTCGTGCCAGGATTCACAAAATTACGTCGCGTGCCTGATGATTCGGTCAGGTCGTAGAAGACGGACCAAGCTAACGCTGTTTTATCTGCGGACGATTGTTCGTTGTAGTATTGGCCGAGTCCACCCGTACCGGCAGTATTCGTAATCGCCGTCGCCACCGCAGCGGCAGTTACGTCGGCGGGCTTGCCGATGCCCAACATCGCGATTCTGCCGTCGTGATAATACGTCGCCACGCCACTTTGCCCGACATAGAACTTGCCCGTGTTGTCGAGCGAAGTGGTGGTGTCGAGGATGTGGATGTGAGGTTTGCAGGAAATGTTATCAACATACAGTGGATCAGTCCCACCGTAAGTTATGATGCCAGTTGCACCAGAGTTGGCAGATATTGCAGTGTGTGTGTATGTGGCATACGCATTGGTTGTGGTTTTACTAGCACTGTCACCAGTGCTATTATCTAGCATGAATTTGAATGTGGCAGAGCCAGCATTGCTTTTTACTCTTGCTGTCATCGTATATTTTGCATTGGCTTTTAATATTCCGTTTTGTTGTACTAATGAATAAGTGTTGTCGGCTGTTCTATTAAACTTTACGGCATGTGATCCAGTATCAACAGTAGTCGTTTCATCAGTTATAGTTGCACTTCCACCAGACACTACTTCGGACCAATTAGCAAAAATATCAGCACCACCAGCACCGGCGGTTTCAAATCCCGTGTTGCTGAGTTGCTCCACGCTATACGGACTGAGCGAGAAGTCCTGCGAGACGCCGTTGACGTACATCTTGCAGTTGGCAATGTTGTTGCGGTCAACGACTAACTGACAGTGGTATTTGGTTGTGGTGGAGGAGAGCGCGGTCGTGGAGGCGACTAGGTTCATTACAATTGTTCCACCAACAAGTGAAACAAATTCGAGATAATTGGATGAATTGATGAACCATCGCCACCGATTATTCGCGTCTTGATACTTTCCACAAATTGTCTGATTCGTCCCAACACTCGTGCGATACTCATTCGCATTAAGGACAAAATCCCCCGTCCCCAGATTGAACGCCGCCGCATCAGCCGCCTCAAAGTTTGACTTATCGCCCGCTGCGAGGCTCGCGCCGGTAACGCCGGTACGAGTCTCGAAGCCGGTGTTGGTTAACAACTCTGCGCCAGTGCGGGTAAGGTCTAGCGTCCCTGCCTGATCGATCAAACCAGCGGTAGGATCGGTTTCGTTGCAGTTGTAGTAGAAACCCGTGCGAGATGCGTTGGAGATAAGAGACGTTGCGAGACTGCCGCCGCGTGCTTCCACTTCAGCGTAGGTCAATCCGTTGCCGTTGTTGTACAAAGCCGTTACGTCGGCTTGCGTGGGAACGTAGCCTTCGCCGTAGCCGATCTGGGAGATGGAACCGCCGAGGAACGAGTCACCTATTACGTCATTACACGCAACGGTTGGGTATCTAGTTCCAGCAGTAATAAGAGAGTTCCCATTTAGGGAACTAATGATTAGTGTTCCTGCCACCGCGCCGTTAATGTAGAACGTCGCGTTTCCGTCACGATCCGCAGTCACTACGATATGCGACCACGCGCCAGCGGTTACCGTCCCTGTCGAATTTCCAGTTACTATGCCTGTTCCACTTGATAAAGACAATTCAATATTCGCGCCATTCAGCAGAATGTGGAATCCACGGACATTGTTGTTGCCACCATCCCAAAATAGGTACTGATATCCACTGACGGCAGTTGGATTTACCCATAGCGATACCCAGAAATCCACACCAGCGATGCGTGTCGTATTACGAACGGTTCCTATGAACGCACTCTTATCGCTTGCCTTGAGCGTCCTGCTGCCGCCCGTGAACACGCCGGAATCGGGCCGGAGCCAGAAAGAGGGAGCCGTGCGAAGAGGAGACAGAAGTCCACGCAGCGAGGGTCCAGCACCCAGGGTCATTAGCGACATGATGGTATCTCGGTAGTGTCAGAACGTCGGTAGTGTCAGAACAGTGATCAGGAGCGTTTCTTCGTCACTTCCAGAAGTTCGGTGAGTTTCTGGTTCGTCTCATCCTGCTTCTTGAGTGACTCTTCTCGTTGACGCGGTACGGGCTCCATGAGCTTGGAGGCCGAGTCCATCACACTCACGATCTTACCAAGCTGATCGATCTGGATGGCGTGGGTCTTGGTGACGCCTTCGAGAATCTCGACCTGCTTCGTATTCAGGGCCTCGTTACGCTTAGTCATCTCCATGTGTGAGTTGATCAGAGCGATACCTGTCTTCTCGTCGCTCTCGCGCTTGGTTTCCATGGAGGACATGTTGCGTTCGATCAGTACCAGCGTCTCGGCGTTCTTGGCGAGGTTGGCCGTCAATGCCTCGTTGGTACGCACGGTTGACTCAAGGAGCTTCTGCTGGTTGTCAATCATCCACTTGCCGACGAAACCCAGGATGCCCATGAGGATCAGAGCCGTGGCTACGGGAAAGCCAAACTCCCGTATCGCTCGCAAGACCCATGGATACTCACGGTCATCTGAACGCTCAATGTGGATTTCTCTGGTGATTTCGTCGGTGTTCGTCACAGGCAGTTCCTCTGCTTCTAACGGGTCGATATTATCCACGGATACGCCCTCCACTGTTAAGCAGCGAGAGAGATCCACGGAAAGATGTTTACACTGCGAACAGCCCACGCTCCACGGCTGACCATCGTTGCAATCTTGCGGCGGGAGTCGCGGCCAAAGCCCTTGCTCTCTCCCGTCCAGATCTTGCGGCTGAATCCCCACTGCCCCCATGAATTCACATAGTCGCTGAAGACGTCACCGTCCCATACAGGCCGACAGTGCATGATGCTATGTCCATCACGCCCGCCGATGCACGGGTAGCCCTTGCACAGTGCCGTGACCCATCCCGCCACACTTGTGATCTTGAGATACTCATCAACGCGGAAAATCTTGGCCGTGTCTTTCCAGCCCTCTTGGAACGACTGACCGTAGCCCGTGAATGGATGCGTGTGCTTGAACAATCCCTGCTTAACGAGCTCGAGGTTCTTCTCGGTTCGTGCTGGGAGCTGCCCTACCTCACGCAACCAGTTCAACGCTCCCGCTACACTGGAGCCGCTGTACCGCGTACCGTTCCAGCGATAAGAGGACATGGGCGAGAGCAGAATGACGTTGTCCGGGCCGAACTGTACTGCCTGTCGTACGTGTTGCCCTTGGGCCGAGGCATTGTGAACACAGGATGGTTCACTACTCTGGTTAAGGATCCAGACAATCATCCGCTCCAGCCAACCATCAGGGTTGGCGTCGATTTCGGCGATGCGGTCCTTCCATGTTTCCTCGGCGTAGAGCTCTTCCACAGCTTCGAACAGCGTTGCCCCTGCGAGGTCGTCCGGGTCTGGCTGCCAACCGAAGCCCAGCTTGCCGTCTTCCATCTCGCAGCCGTGCTCCTCGGCGTAGTCCATGAAGTCAACGTCGATGAAGCTATCAGAACCAGCAATGCTCGGCGAGCAGTAACTCATCGCATCAGCCCCCATTCTTTCATGAGCTTGTCGAGATCGTCTTCCGTCTTGGGCATCTCAGCGTGTTTAGCGAACCCGCCTAAAGAGTCCACGGCGATAATACGTGGGAGCGCGGCTCCGTTGACGTACTGGGTTGCTGCTTGCACGATCTTGTTCAGCGTTTCGTCGTAGTTCCTCCCATTCTTGTCCAGAACCAATAACAGCTTCCCAACGTCCTTGTTCACCCGGAGGTGCTGCACCAATTTCTGAAAGAGTTGGGTATCCTCGTCGTTCTCGTGCAGGATCAGTGCCCTCGTCAGCGTCTGCACCACCGGCTTGACGGGGTCCGTCGTAGGGTTTACGGGTGGTACCACCGGAACCGTAGGATCTTCAGGACAGGGATAGAGTGGCTTGACCACAACGTCATGAAAGGCAATGTCGATATCCACTCCGCCGCTGCTGTTAGCTGCCGCCACGGCAAGCATGAAGCGATAACGAGTCTCTTTGCGTACACCGGCACTGAAGCCGATCTGCATGTCGGTGTCTTTGCCGAAGAACGCCTTATCTGCTTGACCAGGCTCCAGGCAGAGACGCCACTTGAACTTCGTACCCTGCGACTGCGAGGCATCCAGTGACACCATATCGCCGCTGATGGTTTCCTTCTGGCCAACGATCACGGCCTTCGGCGTCATCTGAGCCATTGCTGCCGTGGCTAAGAGCAGCCACACGGCGAGAACGTTGCGAATCATCAGTTTGCTCCTTACGATTCGGCGGGCAGTTTGATTCGGACTTTCACTGACTCGGTAACGTATTTTCTGAGGAAGTCGTTGTTGACCTCGATCTCAAGCTCCACAAAGCCTTGCCGCAGGGCGTCGTCAAGCAGTGTGTTCAACCTACGCAGGAGGAAGTTTGACTCACGGATCGGTCCACCATCAAGATCGCTGTCCATTGATTACTCCTCAGGTAAAGTAACGCAGAACCAGCGTGAACACCATCAGAACAGTCATGATAACAGCAATCTCTTTAGCCTTCGCCTTTTGTCTCGAGCCATAGAGCAATCGCCTGATCATCAGAGAGCTCTCGGACCTTCTTGAGCATGGCATTGGTGATCCTCTCAGAGTCAACGGACATATCAGGCGGCAGCATACGAGCCCTGATTTCCTGCGATACCTTACGGCGCAGGCTGATACGCTGGATCCAGGTGGGATTCTTGAAATGCTTCTTCCAGCACTCCATGTCCTTGATGTGGTCGAGGTACAGTCGTGCCGCCCCGATGATGATGGAGATGATCATAAGGGCCACGATGACGTCGCCGTCTTTGGGTTGTTGCGCATACGCATCTCGAACAGTTGACTCATCGAAGCTCGTAAGCTCTGAGGCAACGGAGATCGCAGTATCCTCGAGGAACGACGTCATCGTGGCTAACCCTTTATGCACCGCACATCTGAAGGAAGAACGTTTCGACCGAGGACAGGATCATGCCTGCCAGGATCGGGTTCGTCAACTTGGCGGCAACGAACAGCCGAATGGCTTCCATGATCTGGTCGCGGTAATCGCAGCCGAGCAGCTTGAGCCACTCGCCCGCCTTGGTCATGATGGCGTACACCGACGGCGGAACGGTCAACGCCGCTACGGTGTCACCACACATGAGCTCTTCGCCCTGGATGCTGCCGAAGTCAGCACAGAGCTCTTCGAACATCTGATCACGATTCATACCTTCGCTCCTTTACCTTGGTGGCGGTATCGTAAACAACACATCTTGAACGGTCTTCCCTCAGACACTCTCCACGTGCGTCCTTGATGGCGGAGATCACCGTAGGAACGCGAGGAGTAGTTCCTTCTTCACTTGACTCAACCAGCGTACCGCACATACGACAGTGAAAGGTCGGGTACGTGGCAGGGATCATCTTCAGTGAGCCATTGCAGGTCGGACATGCCATTAGACAGTCTCCGCAAGGGTCTTTGATGCCTTCTGCAAAGTGAGGTTGTAAACGGGATGGCGACCCTTAATGTCTTCGATCTTGTTGATGGCGACGACTTCAAAGTAGGTGGGACTGGAGCCAAGGTCAGCAATCTTACCCTTGGCAATGTAGCTACCCAAGGGAACAGCCTTGGCAATGCGAACGTTGCGTGGATAGGCTTCTGAGGTAGTAGCCTGAGAGGGCATGGACTGGTCGTTGATAATCCAGCGACACTTCATCTCGACTGGCGTACTGCTCACACGCGCTTGACCATAGCGTGTCAAGGTGTCCTGGCGTGCCCAGACTGTACACCAGTTCGTCAGCCCTACGTGTGAGATGTCAGGCATTAGTACGGATCCTCTGAATGGTCCTGCCACCCGATCCATGTGGTCTTAGAGACAGCCTTGCCCTCCTGGGCTTCTTTGTTGCGCTTGGTCAGCATGCCCGTGATATCCATCAGCATGGCGGTCTGACCGTAGTGCGTGGCTTGCAGCGAGTAGCCCGTGGCTCCAGTGTAGTTGCCGGAGGCTCCATCCGTACTCTTACCCTGCAATTGAGGGTCACGCTGCACGGAGTAGAAGTGAGCAGCGAGCTGAACCTCTATCTCCGTGAGCATGTCCTCGCTGAGCTCGTTGTCCGTGTCCTTGCTCTGCAGCCAGTCCACCATCACGTGGGCTTGGCGTATAAATGGCGTGAGCGAGATGGCTGGCGATTCAGAGATCGTACCATCTTCGTATTCCACCACTTCTGCGACAAGGGCTTCTGTAGCACGAGCCATGAGTTACGTTCCTTACGCGGCGTCCATTGCTTGGCGGATAGCGTTGACGATTTCGGACTTGCCGTTGCAGGTCGTCAGGTCAACTGGCGGTTCCATTTCGGCGGCGAGCTGACGTAGTTCTTTGACGGACTTGCGATCGAGGTCGTCGCCCTCTTCCTGCTGCACTTCCACTACCGGAATCTGTGCCTCAAGGGCTTTGATACGTGCCCGCAGATCTTCCATGCTCTCTTGACCTTCCTGGTCAATGAGTTCCCAACGCTCAGCCCCGTAGAGCTTTACCAGGTCAACGTCGGTGCTAAACTTCTGTCCAGCCTCGATCGTGACATTACGCGGTCTGTCGTAGTGCGAGCCACTACGGAGACGAAAGGTGTACTTGAATTCTTGACTCACGAATTTGCTCCTCATGAGAATAGAGGGGCCGGAGCCTTGGAGACCTCCGACCCCTCACACCGCCGCCGCGAAACAGATCAACCCGTGTGGGTTCCGATGCAGATACCGGTCTTCGCCGTGGTCGTGTTGGGACCAGTGAAGCGAGAGCGGATTTGGGGAACCTGGATGCACATCACCTTGAAGTTCAAACGCATGCCGCCCATGGACGGCCACTGAACCGTGGTGATCTCCATACCGTTGACGGCACGAGCCGTTTCCGGCGTCATCTGCACCCAGATGGTGGTGAACGGATACGACGCGCTGGTCAAGTAGTCCAGTCGGCGAATGTCCTGGATGTCGGACACTTCCAACAGACGCTTGCGCAACGTACCCGCCGACGGTTCCAGCGTGCTGAACAGGTTGTCCAGGTACTGATCCCAGTCCGTCGAGGTGTAGACGATGTACGGGCCGAAGAACTTGTTCTGGTACAACTGCTCGCGAATGGCGAGCCAGTCGGCCAGGATCGTTCCACCGTTCGTACCCGTCGGGGACGTGAGGCCGCTGACCGTCAAGCGATCCGGGTGATTGAGATACCCGTACACGCGACTCGGGTTGGCATACGTGTACTTCGTACCCGCTGCCTCACCGAAGGTCGAGCTCGCGGTCAGACCGATCGTGACCTGCTCGATGTGCTCGCCGATACGACGGCCAGCCATCTCCGCACGAACCGTGTCCATCGGCTGCGACTTGTTCTTGCTCACGGCCAAGAAGCGGCTCGAGAGGAAGAAGTCGCTGTGCGTGATGGGCAGGGGCATGCCCTGCAAGTCGAACTTCGGAGCAAACGAGCGAGCCTCGGTCATGCCGTCCATGTCCTCGATGGCCTCACCGACGTCCGTCATACGTTCGAACTCGAGAATGGGGTTGGCCATTCCGTCGAATCCGCCGTAAGTGTTGGACGCTCGAAGGTCGGCCCATGCACGCAGACGATTGCGGGCCGCTTCCAGCACCGCGTTGTCCAGCATGACCCACGCTTCCTTCGTGAGCAGATTGCCGGTGTTGATGGTCGGGACCGGCAAGCCACGCGACGCACGTTCCGAGAGCAACTGCTTTTCCATCACGGGGAACATCTGCGGCATGCCGAAGGCGTTCGTGATGAAGCCGCCACCCTTGGGGTCACGACGAGGTTCTTTGCGACCGGTATTGATCGTGACACATGCGCGACCCTGACTGTCGAGATACGGACGCATCAGGCCCGGATCCCAAACAGTACCACGGTCGCGGACGAGATCGAGTGCATTGCCCAGCGAATCACCGGACCAGCCCTCGTTCTGGATAAAGGAGTCAACAAACATTGAATTTCTCCATGAGACGTTGTCTGTGAAGGCCGACTCAGTTCGCTGAATCAGTTGCCGGTGAACTGAACGTGGACCAAAGTCCCCGCTGCCGTGACGTCAGCCACGGTTTCCATAACCTCGAACGGCTCCGCTTCCGGAGAGCCCGTGGTCTTGATGAAGTCGCCGCCGCTGGTGATGATCAGCTTGTCGCCGATGGCCAGCGAATCGCCCGTGCCCGTGCCCGTGGCACTGACGCGGACCATGAGCTCGTCGCCCGGAATGGGGCAGTACATGCGAATGCGCTGACCCGTCGCGATCTCGTCCTCGGGGCCTTTGCCGATCATTTCGTTTTCAAGCAAGATGGCGATGAGCTTGCGCTTGCCCGTGGACCCGCTGAAAACTCGCCACGTATGGCGACCGCCGACCGGCTCCGTTGCCGCGACAACTTCCATTCCAAAGCCAGGCTTCGATGCACCGGACAGGATCCCTTCCAGGAACCTACCGGCCGGAGCCGCAGAAAGAACAATCACGTTGTGACTGTCAGACATTGCCATAACTCAAACTCCTTGAACAGTTGTCTTGTGGAAAACCACGACGCCGGTGATCACTCGCGTTCGAAGTTCAACACCGGAACCGTGAGGATGTCTTCGCGATCGACGTTGGCCTGATTCAGTACCGGACCGCCAGCGGCACCGACATAAACGGCATTGTTGCGACGAGGAGCAGCAAGGTCCGCGAGGGCCTCGAGCTCGTCCAAACCCTTGGTCATCAAGAAGCCCGCACTCATGCGATTTCGGCTGTTGGCCGTGATCGTCGCGACGAGTTGCTTCTTCTGGGCCTGCTCGAACTTCATGGCGTTGATCACCACGCTGCGAATACGGGGCGGGGCGTAAGACAGCCATTCGTTTTCAGTCACGTTCTCACCGTCGGCCTTTCCTTCCGGGCATGATGTTTCGTTACCGTCCTCGTCCCAGCACTTCTTCGGCTGGTCTTTCTCCTCGTCCTGCTCAACGTCGGTGCCCTTTTCGCCGACGTCGCCGTCGCCCACTTCCTGCTCGTCATCGGCGTCTTCGGTTGAACTGTTGAGTTCGTCCGAGGAAGACGGTTCGAGCGAGTCAGGCATGTTGCCCGTGGACTCGATTTCCTCACCGGAGGCGTTGGCGATCAAGTGAGCGCAACCCTGAGCATGTGCCCAGATCTTCTCGTCGCTCATGTTGACCAGCAACTCGATGTCCTCGGCGTCCCAACCCGCACAGTTCGTCACCAGTGCGGAGATGAGCTCACGCCTTTCCGATTGATTCAGGGTCAAACTGGCCATTTAGGCTCTCCTTCTTGAAACGATTATAGACGAGCCACGATGGTCGTCTGTTAATGCAAATCAGTCCCGATTGCGACGAGCAGCCAACGCTGCTCCGGCACCACCAACGGCAGCACCACCACCGATCATCGCGGCGGTCTTGCCAGGATTCTTCTTCATCCACTGTCCACCGGCGACCGCTCCAGACTTAACGGCCTTTCCGGCCTTACCGGCACGAAGCATACCGCGTTGACCCTGGATCTTGGCGACTTTGCCAGCACGACCGATCTTCTGTCCCATCTTCGACGAAGCAATGGCTCGACCAGCCTTTCCAGCCGCTCCCTGAACCTGACCCACAGCGCGACCAGCCATTGCGCTGGCCTTTCCACCGAGGCCGAGGTTGCTCTTGGTGATGGCTCTGTAGCCACCACCGCCACCGCCCGCTGCCAGACGTCGGGCACCTTGGAAGATCTTGGCCGCAGCACCGTTGTCCACGATCATTTCACGCGGCTCGTACTGAGCAGCGAGAGCGTTGAGGACAAGCCTTCGCTCCACCATTCGCTGCTGGGAGTTGTCGATCGTAACCTTGGTCATGTGTTGTTCCTTACCTTATGCGAATTCTCTTGAGGAGATCGATCACCTTTCGTCCCATTCCAGGCTTCCAGGCAGTAAGCATAGCATCGCCTACTGTGGGTCTCTTTGCAAATGACTGAGCCACACGCTTAGTCAAACCCTTGGCGGAAGCATTGGACTTTTCGGCCAGCTTGGCTCCTGCCCCTGCACCGATACCACCGATTGAACCGGCAATGATTCCCCCGGCGATGCCATGATCACCGAGTTCTTTGACGCCTTCTTTTTCTCGCTGGATGAATCCATGCTTGACACCGCCTCTGAGCCTTCGTGACTCAGCGGACTTCTTGCGAGCCTCCTCAGTCCAAGCATTGGTAGCCATCGGAGGCTTGGGTATACGAGGTTTCTTCGGAGCGGGATTCGGAGGAGCAGCCCCAGGCTTTGGAACTCTCGGAGCTCGTGGTTGATTGGCGGCAGCGATCCGATCACTCGAACCTCCTACCTTATCGAGAGCCATCGAGGTTCCTGTGTAAGTCCCAATATCCGCAGCGAGTTTACCAGTGCCCTTAGCAAACCTCGCCACCTTTCCGGCCTTTACCGCAGTGCCCGCTACCTTGGTTGCGCCTGCCCCTGCACCGACGCCCATAGAGCCCACAATGCTGCCAACGTCCGAGGCATTGGCGGCACCCTTGCCGTACCGTGCGCTCTGCCTACGAGCTGCCCAGGAGCCTATAGCGGCACCCGCTGCACCCCCCACGAGAGTGCCCACTACGGGCATCGCTGTCGAGCCTATCGCCGCCCCTGCCAAGGCTCCGCCGGCTCCAGCAGCGGCTCCACCGGCACCGTGTGCAGCCCAGCGTGCCCCCGTCTTCATCTTGGACTCGCCTTGCTTTGGTTTTCCGATGGCTTTGTACATCATCCCTGTCGTGGTGTAATCACTCATGGCGTTGCGAGTGACTTTCGGAAGCTTAACTCCTACTGGCTTTGTAGCCTTGGCTTTCTTCTTACCAAGAGCATAGCCGCCCGCTCCGATGGCTCCACCCGCTACAGCAAGGCGACCTGTGCGAGACTTGAGTACGCTTGCTCCGACGCCACCCACTCCACGAGCTGTGGTAGCAAGACCTCTGCCGATACGTCCAACAGAGCTCAGGATCCCAGCGTTGCCAACCACTGCAAGTTCTTTACTGTAGGTTGGAGGAAGCTGAGACCTCTTGGCCAACTTACTAATGAGGTTACTGATCTCGTGTCTCTTGGCTGTCTCATCCACTTCAGCCGCTGAAACCTTGGGTTGTCTTGCCATGCCCTTGGCTTTGTATCTCCAGGTAGGAGTTTTCTTGGCTGTCGCATGCATCTTTAGAGCCCGATCAAGATTTTTCTGACTCTCCACCGACACATCATCCCAGTCACTAAGAGTCGTTTTGGGCTTGGCTGTCAAAGCCTCTGTATTGGCTTTCCTCAACATACTTTGAGCATCGTGGGTTGCAGACCTTGTACGCCCCAACAGAGCTCTCTTGTACTTCGCAGCTTCCAGAAGCTTCTTGCCACCGAGGATTCTGCGAATGGCTCGCTTGGCTCGGCGTGCGATTGCTGAAGCAAGGCGTGCAGCGTCACTCCAGCTATTGCCGACCAGATCACCGTACTCGTCGTACTCAACATTGACCAATGATCTGGCAGTGTTTCCGACGATAAGGGCACGAAGCTCTCTGACCTGTGGGCTTACAAGCTTGTTAATCAACACCCCACAACCATCTTTCAGGCTGCATGCGCCGCGACTTCCGAGGAGAATAGCCAGGTGATCGGGTCGGTAGTTACGGGCAACGTAGGTGTAACGGCGACCATTCCACTCGCCTTCGCTGGCCTCGTTGTCGGTGAACAGACCCGTGCTGAGCTCGATCGGCTTGTTGTTGACCAGATGCTCGTAGATGCCTACATTGGTCTTGCGTGTACGGTCTACATCAAACCAACCCTCGGCCACGAGCTTTCCGTTGTACCGCGTGTTGAACACGGTGCCGATCTGATACTTCTCCAGCACACTGGGACTACGTGCCTCAACAGGCATACCGTCCTTCATCGGGTGGTTAACCACGATGGGCATGCCGTTCCATGCGTTGGGATTCTTGCGTACTTCCTCTTCGGGGTACAGCAACGGACCCTTGCTGCCCGCCAACACGCCAGGAACAATCATGGTCAGCGGTGCCACGAGGTACTCACGGTCATGCAGCCTTTCGCGTCGTACTTCGCCCGTGACGTTTGCTGTGGGCTGCTCCATAAAGTCAGTAGCTTCGGCGTTGGTGGTGTTCTGCTGAGCTTCTTCAGCTTGCTTCAACTGCATGCCAAATCTTAGCAGATCGTCTGCAGAAATGTTTGGCCTTCTGCGAGATGAGCCGGTGCTGGAGCCAGAGGAACTCGGCATCTTCAGGCCAAGCTCGTTAGTCCATTTGCTTCTGGAGGAGAGCATTTCCTCTTTTGCAATCTCGTCCTCGGCCTTACGCATGGCTCGGTAATCTTCAAAGTCCAGATCACGACCACCGCGCACTAGACGCTTGCCATGTTCTGCAGCGCGTGCCTGAGCAGACTGAGCGGCTTTCTTACCCACCCATTTTGCAGTTTCACCCCAACCGAACTTCTGTCTGGAGACTGCATCCGCCTTCCTCATGATGCTAGAGCGAACGGCTCCTGTGTACTTCATGGCTCGTTCGCGTTCCTGCTCAGCAAGCCTTTGGTGATGGCCACTCATCTGCTTACCTTTCTCGTAGCCACCGCGAATACCTTCGGCCACGATGTCGCCTGCGGTGGAGCCGAGGTGCTGACCAACCTTCGCAGTGACCTCTTCCACCGAGCCGCCGATAAGTCCTCTGAGGAAGGACTGGCCAAGGCTCTTACTCAACGCACCGCCTGTGTGGCGACGGTTGATACGATCACTGTATTCCTGAGCCTTCTTGGCATGGTAGTGAGCTAGATCGAGTCGCTGTTGCTGGGCTTCGATTGAAGAGTCTTCCATGAGCGTCGACTGGTCAGCAGCTTCATAGAGGTGCTGGGCAGCACGACTGTGAGTGTCGATGAGATCCTTGAGTTCTGCATGCTTCAGCGGCAACCACTTGCGGCGTCGCTGGGCTTCGAGCTTCTTGGCATGCGACGTATAGAGCTCAGCCAGCTTGGCAGTCTTGGTCATGTGCGTGCGGATGTTTTCACGACGCTCGTCAGCCGACAGCGACTTGTAGCCGCTCGCCGAGGGTACACCCAGCACATTGCGAGGGCTGACGATCATTGCTCCGCTCTTAGCAGCAGAACCACCCCGATGCCCTGGAATGCCCTTGTGTCCGTGATTGCCAGAGCCTGGACCACCGTTGAGTACGGCGATGATCGTGCGGACGTTGGCCGTAGCGAGTACAGGCGTGGCAGGAGTCTGATCCGCTCCACGACGCATTGCCTTTTCAAAGCTCTTCTTCTTGTGTTCCATGTGCTTCTCACTTAGTACGGGACCGCCTTCCTTGGCAGCCTTGGCTTGACGTCGCTCCGCCGCACGGAACTGGTTGAACTTCTTGATGTACTGCGGCAGGAAGCGATTGGCGTCTTGACAGTTCTTCTTGAAGAGGTTGTAGTGTGGACCCTTCAACTCACGCTTGGTGCCGTCCGGAGCCGTCTCCACCAAACGTCCCTGCGTGTAGCCCGTGACGACGTTGCCTGGAGAGCCTTGAAAGTCGTAACGGTAGCCCGTGCGCTTGTCCACCCAACTTGCATGATCAGCCGTATGACCACTGATCTTTTCCATCAACTGGATGATGCCAAGTGCACGACCACCCCTGGTGATGGCTCGCATAAGTCCGCTGGCAAAGGGACGGTTCTGCCGTACCAGACGGTCCTTGAACTTGATGAGCTTGGGATCGAGTTGATCACCTCTGAGCTCGTTATCCTCTTCCCACTTGTTGACCCACTTCGGCTGCAGAGCGTTGTGGTCTCGTTTCGTGTACTTGATGTACCCCGGACCACCCTTGGCCATCGCCTTACGACGACGGGCCTCGATGGACGCTGCACGAGCAGCCTCGGACCATTCGTTTACAATCGCTATGCGAGCCAGACGCGCTGTTTGGTTTGATACGAGTTTCATGAGATTACTCTATGTCGTTGAAATCTAAACAGCAACGATAGACAGATCAGCCAAAGGCTTTACCTAAGCACGACCATCGTAGGGCGAGTTGAGCAGCCTTACGTGACGATAGTACAGGTTGCGATGATAGTACTCGCAGATGATCTCCTCACCACGGACTCTTATACGCTTGCGAATATTGGACACGTGCATCTGAACCGCAGTACGTGACGCCAGATCATCTGAGAGACAGGCGTGTAGTTCCTCTCGCTTGTGAGGCATGCCGTCGCTTAGAAGATCAACAATACGTTGTTCGGTCGGCGTGTAGTTGTCACTCACTGGTCGGCCTGACCCTTGAGATGGTCTTGGATGCTCCGATCCACCGCTTGTCACCGCTGGCTGATCGTTCAATAGCCCCACGAATCCTCTTTGCGTCACGGATTTGTCCAACACTTTTCTCACCTACATTCGCTGGGATAAGCGTACACATGCAGTTGGGATGCCGAGGAAGTAAGCCACGAGCCTCTTCAATACTGAGGACTAGTCCTGCGAGCGGTGCACACTTCTTACACGGCGAAGGATTGCCCAGGCGAGTAACGCCCATTCCGCTCGTCGTCCATTCCACAGCCACGCCGAGAGCCTTTGCCCCCAGGTTTTCGTAGCCATCCAAGGCTCCTTCGTTAAAGGCCCGAACGATCTCTGTTCGTGCGATGGTCGTGCTTCTACTACTGTACCCATCCACAACGCTACCCAACTGCTCACCGATCTTACGAGGTGATAGGCCATTGACGATTCCGTCCAACAGAGTCCTACTCAACGTCGTATTCATCTGTTCGGTAAGCCCGCCCAAGTCGTTGTACGTGCGAGTGGCTAAGACTCTGACACGTTCCATTGGTGTAGGACCACCAAACGATTGACGCATGAACTCTGCCATGCCTCCCTGCTGATAGGCTGCCCCTGCTTCTTTGCTCATGCGGATGGTCTGTGTGGGGCGGCGATAACTGTTGTACGACTTCTGCAGTCCTCGTTGATAGGCTTGGTTGATGTAGTTGCCCAGCCAGGACTGAGCAGAGTCTTCCATGCTGTTCTTCAGAAATAGTTGGCCGACCTTGTACTGCAACCACTTCTTCATCTCTTCGAGCTTACGATCATTGCTGAAGAAGCGGAACTCCTCCGCATTACGCACTACATGATGGTGATGATCGAACAACCACACTGGACGCTCACGACCCAGCCCGAACGCGTCCTCCTCGATGACGAGTCGCTTCAGCTCCTTCTTGAGCATACCGAAGCGCACGTTGAACGCGGTGCTGAGGCGACCCCTCAGACGATGAGTTCTTGTGGGGTCAAGTAGTAGAGGATTCATAGATCCTCCTTAGTACGGCCATGATCTCGTTAGCAGTCGGCGGCTTGTATTTCACGAACGTTCCACGAGGCACGTCGTAAGCGTCCTCAGCCATGCGTGCCAAGCGACGCATCTTACGGCCAGAGAGTTGAAGCATCTTCTTGTTCTGTTCAGCCCATTTCCAGGCTTCAGTCTCCTGAGCATCCCTGACTGATTTAGGTGTGGTTGATAAACCCCAGTGACCATGCACATGATGACCAACCTCATGAGCAGCCACTTCTCTGGCGAACTTTCCACGAGTAACCTTGATGTAGGGAGGACTTTTCATATTCTGATGATCAGCTATCGCCTTCCATACATCATCAGGATACATACTGGGACTCAACCCCTTCAGTGTAGCAATCTGCTTGGCTATCTCAGGAGTTACTTTGAGGTTCATTGCACCCTGGATCATCTCAGGTGAACGTCCAAAGTGAGCTGGAGCATGGTACGTGATCTTCTGATCACCGGCCACCTGTTGTAAAGCCTGATACTGAGCCTTGACGTACTGAGGCTTACGCTTCCTGCGTTGTAGAGCCTCGGTGATGACACTCCCAGTCATCTTCTTGCGTTTGCGTGCCTCTGCTGAAGCCTTACGCGCTGCATCTGTCCAGGCGTTGACGATCAAACCGCGTGTGAATGGATTGATGAGTGTCGTCATCTTATAGTCCTCGCGAACTTTTTTCCCAAGCCAAATAGTGTTCCAGCAGAAACTCCAGTAGCAGCTTCAGCAGAACGAAGAGCTTGAAACAGCTTACGCTTGGATACTCTTAAACGGTTTCTGTTTTTGATTGCCCACTTCCAAGCATCACTTTCCATTCCTATGTAGTCCTTGACCTCTCCAGGTACGTGCTTCAGAGTCGCATGTCCAACTTCATGGGCAGCAATAGCTCTTTCAAGCCTGTGACCTTTTCCCACCATGATCCTAGGGGGATTGAGAGGAATCTTGTATTGCCTAAGAAACTCTTCGTCTAATCCTATTGCTCTACCTGCGTCAACTGTAGACGGAGCATAATGACCCCACATCTTTCTAGTGTCATCAGCCAAACCAATCGGATTTTGGTCAAGATATTTGATTTCGACATCCCCAGCCGCAGACTGCAAAGCTCCGTAGGCTTTCTTCATGTTAGACTTACGTTTTCTAGAGGCAGCACTGGCTTTTCTAGCAGCCTCTGTCCAAGCGTTTGTCAGCATGAACTGTCTGGTGAATGGATTGGAGATGAGGTTGTTCATGA